CCGCTCGCCGCGCAAGTGGACGCGGGTCAGGTGCCGCTGCTGACGGCGGAGGAGGTGCGGCGGGGGCTGGGGCTGCAACTCGCCCGGAGCGTGGGATGAGCAACCGCAAACGGTATGTGGGCGCGACTCGATTCGAGATGGTCGCCACGAGACTCAAGTTCGCGTTGGGGATCGCGACAGACAGGGAACTCGCGATGCGGTTGAAAATGTCGCAGAACGCGTTCGCAAATCGCAAAGCATCCGGCTCCATCCCGTATACGCATATCTTCGCGGTTTGTGAGGCCGCGGAACTCGACCTGAATTTAATCTTTGCCGAAGGCAACTCGCCGCAGCGTGCTGTATTCCCTTGCGGGCAATCCCCCGGCAGGAAGAAATGATCGAGCAACTGAGCTTCCTGGAAGGTGCGCCCGGCCCGGTGAAGCCGCGCCGCGCGGCCGGGGGCCGGCTGTCGGCGGACGACTTCGCCGGCGTGCGGCCGCGCGACCTGCCGGAGTCGCTGCAACTGCCCTGCATCCTGCTCGGTCTGCCCAAGGTGATTTTGTTGATCTCAAACTTCGGAGGCATGAACTTCCACGTCCCACACGCGCCGTCTGACGACCATCCGCTCTGCCGGGTGCTGGGCAAGTCGGCGGGGCGGCTGTTCGCCACGCACTACGCGGGCGACGAGATCTACATCCCGAGCCTGGCGCACGTGCGCCGCACCCTGCGCAACCGTCGCATCCGCCAGGAATACGACGGCGGCACGCCCATCAAGGCTCTCGTGCGGAGCGAGGGGCTGTCCGCCCGGCGCATCGCGGAAATTCTCAACACGCCGGAGGCGCCGTGAGGCTGCTCGAATCCGTTGCATGGCCCGCGCTGCTTCTGGCGGGCGGCGTGGTGCTGTTGCAGGCGCACGCGATCCCCTACTGGCAGGCGCGCACGGGGCCGGCCTGGGGCGTGCTCTGGTCGCTGCAACTGGAGGCCACGGCGTTCTGGTTGCTCTATCAGCCGGGCGGCCGCTACCGCTGGGCGGGCCTGATTACGGCGCTGGTGCTGGTGGGCGTGCCGCTGTGGCAACTCTCCCTGCCGGTGGTGGACCGGGTGGACGCCATCCGGCGCGAGTCCCAGGGCGAGGCCGCCGCCCAGGCCGGCCGGGCCGCCGCCCGGCTGGAGGACCGCATTGCGAGCCTCAAGCAAAGCGTGGAGGGCTACCGCGATCAGCTGCGGGCAATCACCACGGCCCTGGCCGCGGCGGACAACGCGGACCCCGCCCGGCAGCGCCAACTGGCGGCCACGCGCGCCCGGCTGCAAGCGCGTCTCGCCGCGGCGGAGAAGACCCTGGGCGACAAGCAGGACTCCCAGCCTACCCCCAGCGCGGCAATTGGCGCGGGGTTCGACGGCCTCGGCCCGTTGGACTGGTTGCGGGCGTCAGCGGACGTGCTCCCGGCGGCGGCGGGCCTGGTGCTCTTCCAATCGGTCAACGTGCTGGCCATTCTGTCCATCAGCCGCTTCCGGCACGGTGCTGCCCAGCCGGAACCGCCCGCCGAACCGCCCCGGGTATCGCCGCCGCCGCCCCCGTCACTTTCACCGCCTCCGCCCCAAGAGAAGCAGCGGCCCCCGCGTGAAACGGTTGATTTCACACCCGTTTCACTTCCGGACGCGCTACCTGAAATTGCGCGGGCGGGTGAAATTCCGGTGGCTCCCGAAGCGCCCGTCGGGGTGAAACCGGCGGCGGCGCCCGTGCCGGTCAGTCCGCGCCCGCTGCGCCTGGCGGATGAAATGACGATCCGGCGCTTGCAGCACGAGCTCGCCGTGCGCATCCGCGCATCCGGCGGCACGGCGGCGGACTGGTGCCGCCGCGAAGGCGTCCAGCCGCGCGACCTGTCGTTCCTGCTCAATCACTTCGAGCGGGCCGCGCAACACAAGGATACGATCAGCGTCCCCAAGCTGGCGGAGCTCGTAACGCGCTACCTGACGCCGGCCAAGGAGGGGACAGGGGCGTGATGATTTGTTAGGCTTGGTAGGCTTGGTAGGTTGGCGCGGCGACTCAACCGGGAGGCCGATATGATGCGAATTGCCACAGTCATAATCGTCTTGCTGATCGCCAGCAGAGTGGCCCATGCGGATACGCCCCCACCCGACTTCCTGAAGTCGTGCTGGTATCCTCTCGTGCCCAATAGCCCCTGCGAGAAGGAAGCAAAGAATCATCCCGATTGGGCGCGGCAATGGGCCGAGAAGCAGGCAAGACTGGAAGCCCTTGCCAAAAGCTGCCCCGAGGGGTCTCCATGTTGGGCGGACAAGGTGAGCGAGTGGGAGGAAGCCCGGCGCCAGATGGAAGACCTCCGCTACCGCCCCAATCCCGACCTTGACGCGAGTGGGAAGGCCGAGGCCCGGTTCAACGAACTTCGGCGGGAACTGTGCGGCTCCGATTGGGAGCGGCTTCAACAGCGGGACCTGATAGGCTTGTCCCTCAAGAAACTGGAACTCTGCACCGGATGGCATTTCCTCACGACGTCGCAAATGAAGACAATGGACGGAATACTCGCCACGTATCGGGTCATGGGGCATGAAGCTAATTTTCACGTCCTGGGGGGCACCATAGTTTCCTGGGAGGAGTAGCGGCCACTTATCGAGCGCCCCGGCATCCTCTCGCGCCCTATGAAGCCCTTCCCCTACCGCCACCGCCCCTAGCCGCCTACCGTGGGCGGCATGGATATTCAACTCTCGCCCCATTTCGCCCTGTCTGAATTCACCCGCTCCCAGGAGGCGGCGCGGCGCGGGCTGCCCATCGTGGTGGCGCCCGGCGACCCGGTCTACCTCAACTTGCAGCGCCTGTGCTTGGACGTGTTGGAGCCGTTGCGGAAGATTGCCGGGCCGCTCCATATCACGAGCGGCTACCGGCCGCTTTGGCTCAACCGCTTGGTGGGCGGCGCGGACAACAGCCAGCATACGCTGGGCCTGGCGGCCGACCTGGTCGTGCCGGGCATGGAACCGCTGGCGGTGTGCCGCGCCATCGAGGCGGCCCAGCTGCCCTTCGATCAGCTGATCCACGAGTTCGGCGCATGGACGCACGTCAGCGTGTCCGCGTCCGGCGGGCCGCGCCGCACGCAGGCCATGACGGCAGTCCACGAGGCCCGCGCCACCGTGTACTTGCCGGGGCTGCATACCCTGGCGGAGGTGGCCGCATGAGGCCCGGAATGTTCACACATGAGCACGGCAAGGCCAGCGGCACGAAGACCTGCTTCTCGGTGATTGCGCTCGTGGTCGCCCTGCGGTTGCTGGTAGGCGGCGTGACGGTGGGCGCCGCGTTCAGCGTGGCGCCGTTGGACCTGGGCGGCGCGGCGGCCCTGGTGACCGCCTTCGGCGCGGTCTACGCGGCGCGGCGCGGCACGGACGCTTGGCAGCAAACCAAATCGGGGAACGGCTGATGGATGCCATCTTCTCGCTCTTTTCCGGCGGCGGCCTGCTGGACAACTGGATCAACGGCGACGTGAAGATCGCGCTTGCCGCCAGCGCCGGCATGGTCGCCGTGCTGGGGGCCTACTTCAAGTCGCCGCAAACCACGGCCCACACGGTGGTCGCCGTGCTGGCGGAATTGTTCTTCGCGGCCATCGCCGCAAAGGGCTTCGGCTGGCTCTAGGGGGAACGAATGGAAATCACCTGGCAAGCCCTTGGCCTGGGCGTCACCGTGCTCGGCGCCTGGACGGGGCTGTTCCTGGCGGCGCTGCGCTGGCTGCTGGGCCGCTATTTCGACGGCATCCAGGATGGGCTGGCGGATGCGAAGGTGCTGGCCGGCCGGGTGGAGCGGGACCTGTTGGAACTGAAAGCCTCGCTCCCGCGCGACTACCTGATGCGCGAGGACTGGATCCGGTTTGCCGGGTAGATGGACGCGAAGCTGGACGCGGTGCGCGGTGAAATCAGAGAACTCACGCGGGCAATCCATGAACAACGCGCTTGAGCGGGCGCGGCGGGAGGAATCCCGCTGGCGCATCCTGAAGGGGCTGGACATCGGGCGGCCGTACCCGGTGTCGGAGACGATCCTGTTCCGGTTGCTGGACGACGTCCACCTGCCGTTGCCGCCCGTGGCCGTGCGCCGCGAGTTGGACTACCTGGAGGAACGCGGCCTGTTGCGCGTGCTGGACCGCGACGGCGCCGTGTGGAGTGCCGAACTGACGCGCGACGGCATTGACGTGGTTGAGTACACCGTCACCTGCGATCCGGGCATTGCACGCCCGCCGCAATAGCGGGGGCCGCCATGCCGCGCCGCTCCGCCGTCTTCGACTTGCCCGAGCACATCAAGTCAGCTCTGGACAAGAGGCTGGCCGAAGGTGGCTTCCAGGACTACAAGGGCCTGTCGGATTGGCTGGCCCTGATGGGCTGGCAGCTGAGCAAGTCCGCGATCCACCGCTATGGGCAGAACTTCGCCGAGAAGCTGTCCACGCTCAAGCTCGTGACCGAGCAGGCCAAGGCCGTGGTGGAAGCGGCGCCGGACAAGGAGGGCGCGGTCAACGACGCGCTCGTGCGCCTGGTGCAGGAGAAGCTCTTCGGCGTGCTGATTGACCTCGACCCGGCGGTGCTCAAGCAGGAGAAGCTCTCCTACCTGGCCAAGGCCATCGCCGACCTGGGGCGCGCGTCCGTCCAGCAAAAGCAGTGGATGGCCAAGGTGGCCGAGCGGGCCAGGGACACCGCCGCCGAAGTGGCGGAGGTGGCGCGCAAGAGCGGACTTTCCGATTTGGCTGTGGAAGACATTCGCCGCAGGATTCTCGGCGTCGCGGAGTAGCGCCCATGACCAACGCCCCGCCCGTCCTGCTCCCCTACCAGCAAGCCTGGATTGCCGACCCGGCGCCTGTCAAGGTGTGCGAGAAGTCGCGGCGCATCGGGCTGTCCTGGGCGGAGGCGGCCGACGACGTGCTCTACTCCGCGGCGGATGGCGGCGACGACACGTGGTACATCGGTTACAACCGAGACATGGCGCTGGAGTTCATCCGCGACGCCGCCGATTGGGCGCGGGCCTACCAGCTCGCCGCGTCGGAAATTGACGAGATGGTGCTGGACGACGAGGACAAGTCCATCCTCGCCTTCCGCGTCACGTTCGCCTCCGGCCACCGCGTGACGGCATTGTCCAGCCGCCCGGCCAACCTGCGCGGCAAGCAGGGCCGCGTCGTGATTGACGAGGCTGCGTTCCACCACGACTTGCCAGGGCTGCTCAAGGCCGCGCTGGCGCTGCTGATCTGGGGCGGCAGCGTGCGCGTCATCAGCACCCACAACGGCGACGCCAACCCGTTCAACGAGCTCGTGCAGGACGTCCGCGCCGGCAAGAAGCCCTACAGCCTGCACCGCACGGACATTGACGAGGCGTTGCAGCAAGGGCTGTACGGGCGCATCTGCCTCAAGCTGGGCCGGGAGTGGAGCGCCGCGGCGGAAGCCGCCTGGCGCGCGGAATTGTTCACCCTGTATGGGAGCACGGCCAACGAAGAGTTGCTCTGCATCCCGGCCCAGGGCGGCGGCGCCTACCTGCCCCGGCAATTGATCGAGAGCCGGATGGTGGCCGGGCGGCCCGTGCTGCGCTTCGGCGTGGGCGCCGAGTTCACCCTCTGGCCGCAAGAGGCGCGAGAGGCCGAGGCGCGCGACTGGTGCGAGCGGGAGTTGGCCCCCGTGCTGAAGCGGCTCGACCCCCAGCGCAACCACTTCCTGGGCGAGGACTTCGGGCGCACCGGCGACCTGACTGTGTTCGTGCCAATGGAGGAGGGCCTGGACCTGGTGCGGCGCGTGCCGTTCATGGTGGAGCTGCGCAACGTGCCCTTCGAGCAACAAAAGCAAATCCTGTTCTACTTGTGCGACCGCCTGCCGCGCTTTGGCAAGGGCGCCCTGGACGCGCGCGGCAACGGCCAGTACCTGGCCGAGGTGGCCACGCAACGCTACGGGGAGCGCATCGTGGCGGTGATGCTTTCCGCCCAGTGGTACCGGGACCACATGCCGCCCTTCAAGGCGGCGTTCGAGGATGGCGGAATCGAGCTGCCCCGCGACGCCCTGGTGTTGGAAGACTTGCGCGCCATCACGATGGACAAAGGTGTCGCCAAGGTGCCCGACGATGCGCGTACCCACGTGGGCGGCGAGCAACGGCACGGCGACGCCGCGATTGCCCTGGCCTTGGCCCACTTCGCCAGCCGCCAGGAAGTGGCGGTCTACGGCTCCCACGCCGTGCCCAAGCATGGCGTCATGGGCGCGGACGAAGACGGCGACGGCG